CCAACGCCGCCGTAGAGTCTTCGTTATCGGACATCTTGATAACCGAACAGACCTTGCCGCAAAAGTATTATTTGAGCCGGAAAGCATGTGCGGGGATATTGCGGCGGGCAGCGAAACACAAAAGGAAACTACCGCCGCTATTGGAAAAGGCATTAACTATTTCCGCAGGGGAGGAAACTACAAATATCACAAAGATAAGAAAGCCTCAACATTGAGGAATAGTGCAGCATCCGATTGTTTCGATTTAGTTTTAACAAGAGAAAAAAGATATATACGTCGCCTTACCCCGCTCGAGTGCGAACGGTTACAAGGCTTCCCAGACGATTATACACAGATTGAATGGCGCGGAAAACCTACTGAACAATGCCCCGACAGTTTGCGCTATAAGGCAATCGGTAACAGTATGGCAGTTCCGGTTATGCGCTGGATCGGGGAAAGGATTAAAAGGATAAAGGAGGAATAGCATGAAAAAATACACAGAGGAAGAATTAGAAGAATGGTGGATTTATAGATGTGAAGAATGCGGAGCTGCCGGATTATCAAGAGATTTAATTACTACGGACTCTTTTGATCCTTGTTGTTATTGCTGCCCGAAATGCTTTGCTAATGAGTATCATATAAAAGACTACGAAGAAAAAGAAAGTTTAAAAAATCGGATAAAATGGTTTTTTAGATTTGTTACTTTTTACAGATTTAGATGATTGGAAAAAGATTAAAGGAGTAAAGTATGAACACAAAAGCTCAAGAATGTTACACAAAATTTATCAATGAAGTTTCTGAAATTCTTGGTATTGGCAAGCCCGCTGATATTTTAAGACTTTGTACAGCAGCAAGCATATTTGAGCATGAAATTAGAGAGCAAGCCTTTATTGCTGGCAGAGAATACGAAAGAACAAAACGTGAGGAGATAACATGACAGTAAAAGAGTTGATTGAAAAGCTATCTGAATATGACGGGGATTTATCTGTCAGAATCCAGAACGGTGATTATAGCAGCTATTATATAGGCAGTCGAACGGTCGATACGATTATTGTTAAAGAAGGCTGTATCATTTTGAACGACTAGATGAGAAGTGAAATGCCGTTAAATAAATGAACAAATAAATCTAAAAACATCCTAAAAATCCGCCTTGAGCATGACTATAAGGGTATGATACGCATTACATGTGAAACGCTACATACCCTCGCGCTTGAAGAATTAACCGAATTTCAAGGCGGGTTAAAAATCAGAGGCGAAAGCGATATAGAAAAGATACGGAAAAGCATTACCGATTACGGATTTGCAACGCCGTTTTTTATCTGGCGGAACGACGCTACTAACTACGTTCTTGACGGCCATGGCAGGGTAAAGGCATTGCAGGCAATGCAGCATGCCGGAGAAATCATCCCTCCTCTGCCAGTTGTATACGTTGATTGTAAAGACGAAAGCGCGGCGCGCAATTTACTACTTCGTATAAACAGTACATACGGGTCAATGACTGCCGATACTGTCCGCGATTTTATTAAAGACTTAAACATTGCGATTGAAGATATTCGACTTCCTAGCGGAACTATCGACCTCGCCCCGCTTGAGAAAAAAACGCAAGATATTACCAAACGAACGCTCCGAGAACAATTCCTTGTTCCGCCCTTTTCCGTATTGGATACCCGCCAAGGATATTGGCAGGATAGAAAAAAGCAATGGAAAAGCATTGGTATAAAAAGCGAAGAGGGGCGGGATAATAAAATGTTGTCCCATCTAAAGAAAAATGCAGAAAAAGTGAACGGCGCTGCAAACACCTTAACAGAACTTAGTATCTTTGATCCTGTATTATGCGAGACTATGTATACATGGTTTTGCACACCGGATGGGAAGGTTTTAGATCCCTTCGCAGGCGGAAGCGTACGTGGTATCGTTGCAAGTTATAAGCAGATGGAGTATACCGGATTTGACATACGTCCTGAACAAATAGCAGCAAATGAAAAGCAGCTTTATATCTGTAATGGCAATAAGCATACGCCTCGATGGATATGCTGCGACAGTTTGAAAATGGACACACAGCTTAACGAATCCGATCATTATGACTTCCTTTTTAGCTGCCCCCCGTATGCAGATTTAGAAACATATAGCGATATTGAAGGGGATATATCCAATATGGACTATCCACGCTTTATGCAGACATACCGTGAAATTATTCGGAAAGCATGCGCCTATCTTAAATATAATCGCTTTGCTGTTTTTGTCGTTGGCGAAGTGCGCAATAAAAAAACCGGCGCATATTACAACTTTGTGCCGGACACAATAAAGGCGTTCGAGGATGCCGGTTTGACATACTATAATGAAATTATCTTGTTAAATGTAGCAGGCGGCAAGGCGTACACCGCCGGACACGATGCGAAACAATCGAGAAAAATAGCAAAAGTACATCAAAATATCCTTGCTTTTGTCAAAGGCGATGCGGATAAGGCGGCAAAAATTCACGAAAATGTATTAGTGTTTCTCAAGGGCAATAGCAAACAGGCTAACGCTGATTTAGGAGATTTCGCGGCCGATAATTGCATACTCCCCGATCTTTATTCATAAATCCGAAATTCCGAAGGGGTAGGCATGGGCGGCAGAAAGAAAAAGCACTACAAAAGACAAGAACTGCTTGAAGCGATAAAAAATTCGGGAGGCATAATTACAACGATAGCTCTCGCTCTCGGCTGCGATTGGCATACGGCAAAAGCGAATATAGACCGGCACGAAGAAACACGGGAAGCGTATAGGGATGAGCTTGAAACAGGGCTTGACCTCGTAGAGGGTAAGGCGTTCGAGCAAGCGCGGGGCGGAGACGGGGCGATGATCCGCTTTATCCTTGCAACCAAAGGACGGGCGCGGGGGTATGGAGATGCCCCGCCACCTGAAAGCGCCGCTCCAGAAGATAACACGTTGAGGATAGAAATAGATGACACTCCAGAGTAGTACCCTTTTTGCAAAAGTATACAATAGCGCATTCAAGGCAATTATGGCGCATAAAAAAGAGCGGTATACGTTTACCGGCGGGCGGACAAGCTGTAAATCATCATTTATCTCGATTTGCATTGTCCTATTGATTGTCATGTTTCCAGAGTATAACGCACTCGTCATCCGAAAGACCGCTAAAACCTTGCGACAGTCTGTATTTGAACAAATTGTCTGGGCAATACATATTTTACACCTTGAGCATCGCTTTAAAATACCAAATAGCATAACTGCCGCCTTACCGATTATCTATAATCGAGGGAATGGCATACGTCAACGGATATTGTTTGCGGGTTGTGATAATCCTGAAAAGATAAAATCACTTAAAACAGCATTGGGGTATTTTGCTATTCTCTGGGTAGAAGAAAAGACTGAATTTTCAGCAGGTGAGTTACACAATGTCCGTATATCGGTATTACGCGGCGGCAAGACATTTTATATCTTTGAAAGCTATAACCCGCCAAGTGCAACGCGGCATTGGTGTAATATTGAAGCGCGCACCCCCGATAGCAACCGCATGGTAATACACACCACCTATCTCGACATACCGGCGGCATGGCTGGGAGAGGCAATCCTACACGATATAGCGCATACAAAAGAGACGAACGAGCGGGCATACCGGAATATCTACCTTGGAGAAGCCACCGGTACCGGCTTAAACGTCTTTGAAAATGTCAAACTGCAACCGATTACCGATGACCAGATAAAAACATTTGATTACCTATACCGCGGCGTTGACTGGGGCTATTACCCCGATCCGTTCCAGTATGTAGCAGTCGCATATCAAAAAGCGACGCTTTATGTTTTTGATGAGTTAAGACTTTATAAGCACGGAAACATAGAAGCGTTCGATGTCTTAAAAGACCACATGAATAACCAGTATGACAGGTACCGGTATGATACACGGCAAAAAGGGGAAAAAGACAGAATAGCAGTAGAACGCATTACTGCCGATAGTGCGGAGCCGAAAAGCATCGCAGACTTTCGGGCGTTCGGAGCTGATATGCGCGGGGCAATAAAGGGAGCGGGTAGCAGGGATGCCGGTTTTAAGTGGCTGCAAGGCTTAGACGCTATCATTATCGATCCGGTACGATGTCCACACGCCGCCGATGAGTTTACCCTTTATGAGTACGAAATAGACAAGCGAAGCGGAGATGTAATGAGTGGCTATCCAGACGGGCAACCGGATCACTGTATGGACGCGGTGCGGTATGCAATGGAAAAAGTGTACCGGCGGGCGGGGGCGTAAGATGACTATAGGGAGTGTAGGCGCACAATGTTTGAAGCGATAAAAGGATTTTTTATGAACATACTGAACCTCTTTAAAAGTTACTCCATCAAAGACGTAACCGGTATCGATACGCATATTTCAAGCGCGATGTACGAACGTATTAAACTCTGGGCTGACATGGCCGCGGGACAGGCTCCATGGAACGAGAAAGCCCCGCCGTGCGGTGTGCTTGACCAGATAGCGGGACGGCTTGCAATGATGGTATTGCGTGAAATTGCCATAGAAGTGCGAAGCGATGCCATTAAGCCGGTATTGGAGCATTTAGACGCAAATATCGATAAAATCGTTGAGTATATTACGCTTTTGGGCAGCGCTCTTATCAGGCCGATTTACAGCGCGGGGAAACTCCAATATGAAGCGCTGCCGCTCGGAAACTACTTACCGACGGGCTACGATTTTGACGGCACCCTTACCGGTGCGCTGATTTTCAAGCAGATTGTAGACGGTAAGAAGCTGTATTTATTGGTAGAGCAACACACCTACAAAAACGGCGCTCATTCGGTTGAATGCACCTTATACCGTAACGACCTCGGGAGTATGCATAAGGTCAATTTAACCGATTGCCAGCAAACGGCTGACATAACCCCTGTGTATACATGGCAGCGCGTGAAGCAGCCGATGATTATTGAGTTTCGCAATCACAGCACCAATAAAATTGACGGCTCAAACGTACCGGTTGCAATTATTGCCGGTTCTGAAAATCTGATCCGAGATGCAGACGAGCAGTACGAGCGAATGAACTGGGAGCAGGAAGGCGGAGAGCTTCGTGTATTTGCCGACCGCGATATGTTTGAAAAGCGGGTAATACGGGACGGCGGCACGGTTGGGGTGAAAATGACCGGCAGCCTCAACCGGCTTGTTACGATGATAGACGGGGATGGAAGCCCTGACGGCAAGAAGATTACCGAACACGCCCCCGACCTCCGCACCGCTTCACAAAATGAAATGTTTCAACAGATACTCCGCCGCATTGAGCTTACCTGCAATATCGGCAAGGGGACGATTTCAGATATGGAAAGCGTTGAGCAAACCGCAACGCAGTATTCAGGCGGCAGGCAGGAACTCTACGCAATCATTGACCGCATAGAAGACGAAATAGAAGTAAAGTATCAGCAGTGCGCCGATGTCTTTGCGTATATGGCAGCCGCATACGGCTTGGGGAGCAATGATAGCCATATTACCGTTACATGGAACGATGATGCTACGCGGAAAGATATTGAGCGAGCAAAGATAACTAAAATCAACGAAATAAACGCCGGCATTTGCGATAAATGGGAGTATCGGCGAGACTTTTTCGGAGAAGATGAACTAACGGCTAAAGCGAATGTACCGATTGAACCGGTGCAATCAAGCCCGTTTGATTTAGCGTAGCTTAAGGAGGTATAAAATGGAAATTACAGAAAAAAACTTAGAAGAGGCTATTTATGCGTTACGAAAATGCGCCGACGAACACAAAAATGAATGTGTCTGTACCGGAAATGTCGTAACGGAAGATATATGCCGCGATGTTGCCGCCTATCTTGAAAAACGCGTACAGCACGTAGAAAAGTTGGAGAAAGTCATTAAGGCAAGGGGCGACGCGGAAGGACTTGAAAAATTGCTACAGGAATGCGTAAACGTATTGGCAGAAGCAATGAAATTTAAGCGTATTAAAACCGGTGAACAAGCGGGAAGAACAGGAATTAAAAGGAACACGCCGAAGCTGCTATGGTTTATTGCGCGTTTGTATTTTGCACTGGATTTGTTTTTAGTCTCATTAGAGCCGGATTGGGATAGTATTTTTTATGAACCGGACGTTTTTCATAAAGTGAAAGACATGGCGCAAGATTCATTAGAGTGTGCAGTGCGGTATGTTGACGATGAAAAGCAATATGCAGACGAAGCACTCCACCGCAACACTCAACACTGGTAAAGCCGCTTACTCATGCTCTCACCCCGTTACCTTGCTGGTCTTTCGGATGACCTCATAGAAATTTATTCACAACTTGAAATCGACATACTCCGCGATATGGCGCGGCGGCTTGCGCGGGTAGGTAAGATCACCGAGGCAACCAAATGGCAAGCACAAGTATTAACAGAGGCGGGCGGATTAAAACAAGATATCGCGCGGATATTGCATAAATACGATAAGCGTATTGTTCAAGAGATACAGGCAATCTTTAACGACGCCCTGATAAAAAACGCCCGCGCCGATAACCGTATTTTTGCCGAAGCGACCGGCCGCACCATAAGCGATAACAACGCGCAAATGATGCTTACGACAATTAAAAAAACGCATGAAGATTTATCACGCCTTACCCTTACCAGTGCCGAGGTAACGAATAAAACCTTTCTTAAACAGGCAAACAATGCGTATATGCAGGTAACAAGCGGCGCATTCGATTACGATACGGCAATGAAGATGGCCGCAAACGAGATAGCAAAGAGCGGCGTTACAACGATGATAACCTATACGAACAATGCCAAGCCCGTAAGACGCAGCCTTGAAAGCGCCGTTCGTATGAATATCTTAACCGGTGTTAATCAAACCGCTTCACAGCAAACGATGAATAACTGCGAAGCGCTCGACTGCGATTTAGTAGAGGTTACCGCGCATATAGGAGCAAGACCTGAACATGAAGAATGGCAGGGGAAGGGATACAGCGTAAGCGGCAAAAGCGAAAAATCCCCGCCGTTTAGTGTATGCGGTTACGGTGAAGCCGATGGTATTTGCGGTATTAACTGTCGGCATTCCTTTTATCCGTATTTCGAAGGGATGGAAAAACACTACAGCCAAGACGATTTAGACGAAATGAGCAAGGAGACGGTAGACTACAACGGCAAAAGCTATAGCCGTTATGAAGGGGAACAGCAGTTGCGGCATATTGAACGGACGATACGGCACTACAAAAAAGAAGCCGCGACACAGGATGCAATGGGAATTGATAACACCGCCGCCCGCCGTAAAATCGGCGAATGGCAGGCAAAGGCGCGAGACTTTACCGAGCAAACCGGTATCAGGCGCGATCGTGCAAGAGAGTATATCGGTATGCCGAACGGAGAAAAACAGCCAAAAGCGTTGAAGCCGCAAGTAGTGCACTCATTTACACAATCCCAGCCGGTCAATCAAGCAGTTGTACAAAAGATAGCGGACATGAACTCAAAGGCTGATACTTTCTACGCTGCAAGTAGCAGCTTAGATAATCTTGTTGCAAAAGCGCAACATACGCAAACAATGACAGCCCTACAAAAAACGCGGCCGGTAGAAGGAACGGATTTAGCAGGGAAACTATTTGTGAAACGAGACCTCAAAGATATAAACGAGGTATTAAAAGCGCAAGGATTTGACGGCAAGCCAACCGTACTTAATAAAACCGAATTTCTAAAGGCAGTAAAAGATGATACCTTTATAGCACAACGGACATACACCGCACCAAGCAAAGACAAACTCGATGAGTATATCAATATGTTGCGAAGCGGCGATTTTTATGTCGATTGTAGAACCGGCGGCAGAGCGCACGGGAAAGGAATGTATGCAGCGGCGGATTATACGAAAGGTAAAGACTTACGCCGTGTGATTGATGAGATGACACATTATCAAAATCTTGGCGCAATCCAGCGCGGCGAGCATTACACTATGACCGAAACATTGACAATAGATCCAAGCGCACGAATCATTGATGAAGCGAATATCGTAAATGAATTTATTTACCGATATACGCAAGAGCTAAAGGCTCAAGGCTATTCAACAAGAGAAATAAACGATAAAATCATTAGTAACGGCTGGCGGAATCGTGATAAGGGCGTTCTTGCCTCGCTTATGGGATACGACGTAATACGTGCAGTCCCAAGCCCGTTCCGTGCTGATTACATGGTTATACTAAACCGTACAAAACTAATTTTATTAGGAGGCAATGAATGAGTAAAGAAAATCATATAGGCATAAGATATTCAAAAGACGGCGACATTGAAACATACGACACACGGACGGGGAAAACAACCGGACATATCTCAACAATGGGAAATATGATAGAAGAAACGCAGGAAGATAGAGAGCGCTACGAAAAAGAATGGGAAGAGGCAATGAAAAAACATGGCTATGTATACCACCGTCGACGGACAAAATAGCAAAGCTCAAAAACAACTTTAAATATTTATAACAAAAAAAATAAAACTTTTCTTATCAAAACCTGCATTTTTTGCAGGTTTTTTCATTTCAGCCTGACTATAAGGGTATGAGAATAATCACAGATGATTTATATGCCGCGCTTATTGCGCATTTAGCAAAAGATGAAAAAGTCTCTCTTTTTCAACAGCTACTGTTGAGTAAGCCGATGGAGCATGGCGATACACCGCCTAGTGAAACACTTGAAAGCGAGAATGAGGGGGAGGCTTAAATGAAGTATACAAAAGGATTTCCAAGAGGAAATATCGGTGCAAGCGGCTGGAATATTGATGAGTTCATTGCAGCAGGTCAAGGTGTATTCGCTATGCCGCCGGATAGGGTTTCAACGGTTACCGTTGATGTCACCATCCCTGAGGGGAAAGGACATGCCCGCTTTACTATCGAACGGACATATAATAGCCCTGCAAGGGTAGGCCAAGACGGCACTGGCGGGTTTTGGAAACCGGCTGTGGATGACAAGCTTGAATTTGATGAGGATACAACCGCTACCATTATCGGCACGGTGTCGGGTGTACGGGTGGCTTGTTTAGAGGCAGACCGTGTAATAAATGTCTGCTTTGCGGGGTAATGCTATGCAATACGGATGCCTTATACCAACGATATACCCGACAGGCGTATTTATCCAGAGTATCGAGCAGACAAAGGCAAGCGACGAATCCGGTGGAGATAATGTCTTTACGGTAACGCTTACCAATCATACGCAACAGCAATTCGTAGTAAAAAACGGAAAGAGGGGCTCCGCTTGTGAAAGCATAAACGAAATACGGGCAAGTGTTGATAGTAATGTTGGAACGCCGAGCGTAGAAGTAGTCGAAACGGATGCAGGAGCTAAAAAAAATGTCAACTTTATTTTTAAAAACCTGAAAGGTGAAACGGGCAATATCGCACTTACTGAAGAAGTAAAACAGCATATAAGCCAATCTGTTGCATCAGCGAATCAGTATACCGATGATGCGATTGGGGCGGTCAAGCAGCGCATTGATACCGGCGATACCAATACATTGCAGGCCGCTAAAAAATACGCGGATCAGAATGTGCAAGCAGAAACACAAGCAAGGGCGCAGGGCGATGCTAATATGCTTGCCGATGCGAAGCGCTATACCAATGATTTGTTAATCAAAATCTTTCAAAACGGCTATATCCAATGGCCGGGGATGCCGATGCCTGATACGCTTTTTACCTTTGAAGGATACCGCTGGGCGGAAGTAAACTATGACGGTTGTTTTTTCCGTGCGAAAGGAAAAGATGCTAATCCATTTAACGGGGATGAACAGGGGGATGCAATAAGGAATATTAAAGGGCTTGTAGGGATTGAAGGAGGTGTAAATCCTTCGGGGCCTTTTTATACAGAAAGCCCTTCGCCTAAGAATGTTGAAGCGTGGCAAACTTCCGCGCAGGAATATACCACAGAATCTACTTGCTTTGATGCCAGTCGGATCGTTCCGACTGCCGAAGAAAATCGGACGCGTAATAGAACCTTTATTATTTGGAAACTAGAGAAAATAGAGGGGTAAGAAGTTATGGAATACATCGAAATCAAAAGCAATATCATTACGGGACACTATTGCGGGGCAATACCGGAAAAGGACGACCCTGCAATTGAGTATCGGATCGTCGAAAATTGTGCGGCCAATATCGGCGATGATGTCCGTCTGTACACTGACTTACAGACAGGCATTAAAAAGCCGCTTGCGCAGCTGGTTAAAGAAGGGCTTGTACCGGTGCCGGAAGGTAAAAAGCTCAATGAAGCCGGTACGGATTTTGTCGATATGACGGACGCCGAAAAGGTTTCCGCCGGTCTTATTCAGCTCAAGGCCGATGAAAAAATTGAAGGTGATTATATTGTAAAAAAATCAAAAAAAGAACTTTACGATGAAGGTAAGCTGTCAAAAGAAGAATACAATCTTTACATCGACAATCTAAGGCAAGCCGCCTATCGACAAGAAGCGGATCCGCTGGGTATGCAGGTAATGCGCGGAGAGGTGGAAAAAACAAAATGGCTTGCAAAGATAGCAGAAATAAAACAGCGCTATCCGAAGGTAGAATAACTAATGACGATAGAAACATTGCCACATGGCGAATTTATTATAGTGGGTGTTATTGTGCTGGCCTTTATTCTCATGATGAAGAAGGGAGGAAAATTCTCTCTTTTCGGGCAGACGGTAGAGGTGCCGGTCGGTGGTAAAAAGCAAAAAATTGACACTATCGGGCTTATGTATCTCATGAAAGACGCCTGCGAGCGGATAGAGTTACTCCGTAAAGAACGAGCAGAGGATATATTGCCGGACATATCGTATTTATTAACCGGCATCAGCCGCCTTTCCTGTTGTATGTACCGAGCAGAGGCGATCCTTAATAAACGGTTGTACAAAAACGGATTTGAAGATTTAACCGTTCAGACGGTTAACGGCTATATCGAACAACTGAACGAGGAACTCTATAGCCACCTACAGCGCGAAATACACAACGCGGGACGATGCACCGCGCACCCGCCTGAACCGATAGAAAAAAGTAAGACATACGCAATTGCGAAGGAGTTTACCCGCAGGGCAGCAGCGATTTATTTGCGTGAGGTAAAGAGCAAGGCGATGATGTATGAGTCTTACCAGCCTCTTTTTGAAAAACTGGGAGATGCTATCCGTGTTGAATTTTGCAAAGAAAAGCGAGAAAAGAAAATAAAGCAGGCGGATGCGCTGCTTGAAGTGCTCCATGAACTGGAAGCTAAAAAAATTGAGGAGGTTTAACGATGGGAGTGATACGGGATATTGACCGGCTCAAGCCAGAACTTGCGAAGAGGACACGCGCTTTTTTAACAGAACTGAAAAAGCGCGGTATAGAGGTAATCGTCCTTGAAACAGATCGTACGGTCGATACGCAGACGGCCTATTACGCGCAAGGGCGCAAGCCGCTTGAAGAGGTGAACGCCTTGCGTAAAAAAGCGGGGTTGTACCTTTTAACGGAAGCAGAGAACAAGCGCATTGTAACAAAGACGACGCAGTCAAGGCATTTCGGCGGCAATGCTGTTGATATTGCGCCGATAAAAGACGGCCGCGTCTGGTGGAATGCACCGGAGCAAGTTTGGAAAGAAATCGGCACTATCGGTGAAGAATGCGGGCTTGACTGGTGCGCAGGCGGATACGGACAGGTCTGGGGTAAGGGATGGGATAACCCACATTTTGAGCTTATGAAGGGATAGGTACAAATGAAAATCACCAAGGAGCGGTTGATGAATGAGCAGCAATACGATTCTGCTAAAGACACATTGCTACACATAAAGCGTGTTAATGCCTTACTTTTGCAGTTCTTGCAAGAGCTGATAAACAGGGCTGTAACACACGATGAATCGAAATTGCATGAACCGGAAAAAATGTTTTTTGATAAAATGACACCGCGGTTAAAAGCTTTAACGTATGGTAGCGAAGAGTATAAGCAAGCATTGGCAGAATTAAAACCTGCCCTTGATCACCATTATTCTCATAACAGTCATCACCCTGAGCATTATGAAAATGGAATAGATGACTTTACGCTTGCCGATTTAGTTGAAATGTTTTTTGATTGGAAGGCTGCGAGTGAACGGCATAATGACGGCGATGTTTTAAAATCTATCGAAATCAACAAGCAACGTTTCGGCTTGTCGGATCAGCTGTGTAAGATTTTCGAGAACACAGAGCGGTGGTTGTGTATAAAAAATACGATAAATCAAAAGGAGTAGTTAATGAATGAAAAGAATGTTTTTATTGTTTGTAGTATCTGTTTTTTGTTGCTTGCTCTTTCCGGCTGTTGCACAAGAGCGGCTGTATACGGTGACGGAGACGGAGCTTACACAGTTAGAGAGCATATCGGAGAACTTAAAGATAAGCAGACGGAATCTGCTGTTACAGGTGAGCGACTTAACGGAGCGCTTGAAAGCGCAAGAGAAAAAAGCGAAGAGCTTAACCGAGAAATTACAGCAGGCCGAGAGCACAGCGAGCACCTTAAACAGTCAATTACAGACGGAGCGGGAGAGCTTGACATCTTTGACGGAATCTTACAACAAATACGTGAAAGATACGTCCGAAACAATAGCGGAAAAGCAAGCCCTAATTGACGAGCAAAAAGACACGCTCCACCGGCGGATGGTTACGATTATTATTCTTTCAACCGCTCTTGTCGGATTTATCATTTTTGCAATGATAAAATTAAAAAGATTTTTTCCGTTTTTACCGTAAAAACACACCGGAAGCCTAACTATAAAGGTGTAATGCGCAGATGCTGACAGGCGCGTAATAAAAAAGAACAGCACTCACAAGCGGCGGGCAACGCCGTAAAACGATGCGTAACGTGAAGAACACAAAAGAGGAGATGTATGAAGCGAGAATTTTTAGAAGGGCTTAACCTTGAAGCTGCTGTTATCGACCAGATTATGGCAGAGAACGGCAAGGACATAGAGCGCGAAAAACAAAAGACGCTCGCCGCCCAAGAAGAGGCTAAGGCAACTAAAGCGCAGCTTGAAGAAGCGAATAAAACGATTGACGGCTTTAAGGACTATGATCAAACAAAGGCCGATGTTGAAAAGTACAAAGCGGAAGCGGAAACGGCAAAAAAGGAAGCGGCAGCAAAGATCGCAAGCCTTGAGAGAACCGCACAGGTAAAGGATTTTTTAAGCGGTAAAAAGTTTGTCAACGATATTACCCGCGACGCTCTTGCGGCAAAGCTCACCGAACAGCTCGGCAGCGAAGAGGCGAAGGGTAAATCGCTTGATGATTTATTTACCGCCCTTACGAAGGATCAAAAAAACATCCTTGCCGACGATACTGCTCCCGCACCGCCGGTACAAGGCAGCATGAAAGGCGGATCGCACGCAGTCGATGAGCGGGCGGCAGCACGGGCGGTAATGGGCTTACCGCCTGAAAAAGACTAATACAAGGAGAATAAAAGAACATGGCTAATACTATTTTAACCTTTAAGAAGTACATCGATCAACTTGACGATGTGTACAAGCTTTCATCCAAAACGGCCGTATTGGAAACAAACCCCGCGCTCATAACGCAAGGGGCAAACGCCGGAGAGTTTGTCATTCCGAAGCTGGATATGGACGGACTCGGCGACTATAGCCGTAATGATGGGTATGTCTCCGGCGGTGTTGACCTGAAAAACGAAACGGTCAAATGCGACTTTGACCGCGGGCGGCGTTTTACCGTTGACGCAATGGATAACGAGGAAACGGCAGGGGTTGCATTCGGCCGCCTTGCCGCCGAGTTTATCCGTACCAAGGTTACCCCTGAACTCGATGCGTATCGGTTTGCAAAATACGCACTGAAAGCAGGAACAAAGAAGGCGGCCGCGCTCGCCGATGGAGGAGCTGTCATGCAAGCGATTACCGCGGCGATCGGTACGCTCGATGATGCAGAAGTGCCGGAGGAAGGGCGCTTTCTTTTCCTTACCCCCGCGCATTTTAACGCTATTCATTCGCTTGACACCACCAAGTCAAGAGAGCTTTTAGCGACATTTGAAAAACGCATTATCAAAGTTCCGCAGGCGCGGTTCTACACTGCTATTGACCAGCTGAACGGCAAGGGCAGCGGAGAGGAAAAAGGCGGGTATAAGAAAAATACCAGCGCGAAGGATGTCAACTTTATGATCATTCATAAAAGCGCCCTTATCCAGTTTTCAAAGCATGTCGTTGTAAGCATTTTCAGACCGGAAGAAAATCAGCTTGCCGACGGCTGGGCGTTCAATTACCGCTCGTACGGTATTGCCGACGTGTACGAAAACAAGAAGAACGGTATCTACCTGCATACGGCAGCGTAATAGGGAAACAAGCGGGCGGTAGTCCGTCCGTTTATTCGCCCTATTAAAAGATTTAAAAGGAGGCAGTAAGAATGCGCACAGTAGGATATATCCCCGAAGGGGGCGCGAAGCAGAAGGTAACGAAGCAGGGCGGAACACCGACGCCGCCGGAGCCGAAAGACGACGGAACCGGAACACCGGTACCGCCCGAACCGCCGGAGCCGAAAGACGATCCCGTCAAAAAGGGCGGGGAAAAGGAATAAGCAATCAATGACACTCTTTGACAAAGTAACCTACGATTTTTACTCGGACGAATTAGGGCGAGCGGTTATCCCATCAGCGGCGGAGTTTAACACATACCGCCTAAAAAACGTTCTCTTTGTCAAAGGGTTATACGACGACGGTCTTATTGTAGAGCGCGAGACGGACGGCATCGTAAAGGCTATCTGTATGATGATTGAAATAGATTATCAGGAAGGCGGCAATGACACCGTAACGACGAGCGAAAGCATCGGCGGGTATTCGTGGAGCGGCACAAAAAAGAGCCTTGAGGCGAAAAAGTACGAATGGCTTAAACTCTTTTGCCATATCACCGGCGGAGTGCGATAGGAGATAATGCGATGATCGGTAGACACCTTTTAATCCATTCCTGCACCGTGAAAGAGGTAAGCGGGTTAAACCGCGACGGCGGCGCGGAGTATGCGGAAAGTATCTTACTCGAACACGTGCGGATAGTGCCGGCATACAGCGTAAGGCGCGGAACCGTCGGTAAAGAAAAGGACGACAAATTACTTCTTTTTATCGATGGGGTAAACAGCGCCCCGCGCGGGTTTATACCCAAAACCGACAGCACGGTATTTTGGCAAGGACAACAATACACCGTCCGCGCCGTAACTCCATGCTACACCGCCGGAAGCGGTTCACTGGTGCATCATTGGGAGGTGTCGCTTGTATGACGATCGAATTTAAAGTAAAGCGGCTTGACCAAGACGGCAAAATCATAAAAGCGAATGTCGTACAACGCATTGAAAGTGTGCAAGGCTACCTTGATTACCTTGTTGTTAAAGACAGTAATTATTTTTGCCCGCTTGAAACAAGCGTTCTGCAAAAGTCGGCTATCATCAATACAACGATGGGGAGCGGGCTTTTAATCTGGCAGACACCGTATGCACGGACGCAGTATTACGGGGAGGGATTCGACCATAGTAAGCAGCGCAACCCGAATGCATGCGCGAAATGGTTCGAGGCGGCAAAGGCGCGATGGCATTCAAAATGGGTGAGGTTTGTTAATGAAATGCTTAAAAATAGCTGAACGGGTTAATCAGTGGGTTGAAAAAAAAGGGCTCATCCCTTTTACCGTCTATAACGACCTTATTCCTTACGCCGACAAAGACGGGGCAGCGCTCCGGCACGATCCAGCCCCCGCAGCACAGCAACGCTATACCGACGGCTCACGCTTCGTAAGATGGAACCTTACCTACTATATTCGCTGTAAGGACGCCGAGAAAGCCCGCGAGTATGCGTATACCATTACCAGCGCCTTAGACGGAGTGGAGATAGAAGGAGATGATACGGATATTATCTGCGAAGCGCTCACCTTGCCGCAATTTATCGGCAAGGATGATAAAGACTTTACCACCTACAGCGCAGCGATTGCCTGTAGTTATCTGGAAGAATAATGCCAAAGAGGAGGAAGAGAAAGACTATGGCAAAAAAGAAACTAGTACGTAAAACGCACGTCGTGCCGTTTGTCAACGTAGGAACCGACAGCGCACCCGATTGGCGGCGTATTGAAAAATCAAAAACGTTCACCCTTTCGACCAATCCGCAGGTAAAAACCTACGATTACATTTCAAGTGATATACCGGAAGAGGAGATCACCGGATATCAGCCGAGCCTTGCACAGAGTCTCACCATGTGGAAAAACTCCGATGACTATGAAGAGTTTTTCGGTATGCTCTTTAAGTTGCCGACGGGTGAAAATGCACACCGCGATGTAATGGTCGCTTTTTACCAAGAAAAGGGAAAGAACGGCAGCGATGATGTGTACAAGGCATGGAAGGTTGACGCCTTAGTAAAAATCAGCCAGATGGATACGGTAGACGAAAGCATCAATTTTGACCTTTCGTTCAATAAAATTGTTATCGGCGCTCTTTCCTTTGCAAGCGGCAAGCCCGAATTTATCAAGGGGGAGTGGACAGGCGATACGTTTACCCCCGCAAGTTAAGGGCGTTCAGTGATCGATTTAACTAAAGCAAAGCTCCCCGAAGCAATAGAAGTTTCGGGGGCTTTTTACCGCATTCATACCGATTTCCGCTATTTTATCCGTTTGGAACAGGTGCTCAATGAGAAAGGCATGAAGCCGAACGACTGCGATTTTATGTTTATTCAAGAGTTACCCCCCGATAAAATAGCGGGCGTAAAGGCGCTTGTTGCTTTTATGAACCCGCCGCACACTTTACCCCGCAAGAGTAAGCGCGAGGATGCAGGCGCGCCGGTACTCGACTACACCCTTGACGCCGATTTAATTTATGCCGCCTTTATGCAGCAGTATCATATTGATTTAAGTACCGAGCCTCTCCATTGGCACCAGTTTAGCGCACTGTTAGCAGGCTTACGGGACACCAAGTTAAATGATGTTATCGGTTTTAGGCTCTGGGAAAACACGAGCGGTAAAAAGGACGAGTACACCCGCGCAATGCAAAAGCTCCACGACGCATGGGAAATTGAAGTAAAGGATGATGAAGAAGATGCCGCCCTTGCCGAGTTTGAAGCAAGGCTGAACGGCTTGCAGAAAAAGAAAAAAGGAAAAAGATAATGCCCGATGGAAGCGTAGAAATTAAAACTGAACTGGGTACCGAAGGCGTTGAAAAAGGCGTCAAAAAAATAAACAAAGAAATCCAGACGATAGGGAAAGAAGCGGAAAAGACAACAAAAAAAACGGCGGGAAACTTTAAAAAACTTGATACCGTTATGCAGGAAGCGTCAAGCACCGCCTCCGGTTTCGCTAATAAAATCAGTAACGCCGCCTCCTCTAACGGTCTCTACGTTGCCGCGGCCGTCGGGGCAATCGCCGCAACAAAGAAAATCGGCGAGGTAATGCGGGAATGTACCGACGCATACAAGGTACAGGAAAAGGCAGAGAAAGCCCTTGAGGTTGCAGCACGGAACAACCCGTATTTAGACGGGCAAGCAGTCGCAGGATTAAAAGCATTCGCAAGTGAATTACAATCGGTGAGCGAAATCGGAGACGAGGCAAGCATTAAACTGATGGCGCAGCTTGCCGCCGCAGGGCGTACCGAATCGCAAATCCGCGACATTATGAAAGCGGCCGCCGATTACGCGGCAGGAACCGGCACGGACATACAAAGCGCGGTTCAAACCTTAAACGCAACCTATTCAGGATCGGCGGGGCTTTTGGGCAAGCAGATAACCGGATTAAAAGGGCTTACCGAAGAGCAGTTAAAAAACGGAGAGGCGGTCAAAGTCGTTGCAGAAAAATATAAAGGATTAGCTGAAAACCTTGCAGATATAAAGGTACAGGCAGAAGGGGCGAAGGGAGATTTTAAAGAGATGATAGGCGCCCTCATAGCTCCGGCCGTTGATCTTTGGGATCGGTTCTGGAAAGGCTTTTATGAAAAAGGCGCCGCCGCAATGAAATGGCTAAAAAAACGGCTTGACTTTATCAATACTGATAACGATGCTTTTTTGCATAATATGCTTGAGCGGATGGATTACGATCCTGTAAAGGAAGCAGAAAAGCAGCGAAAGCGAGATATGTACAAACCCGATCCCAATGATGCGCTTGACAGCGGAGCGGCGGCATATAAGGCGGTTGAAAAATGGTATAAAAAAGCAACGCCTACAAAAAGGCTTGAAGATTCTTCTATTGAGGAGCTTGAAAAAATAATCGAGCAGCTACAGTTAAAAATAGAGCTTGCGGGGAAGTTGGGAGAGAAAGAACAAGAACTTTTAGAAAAATCGACGGCACTTTTAGCACAAAAAGAAAAAGCCGAAAAAGACAGAATTGCAACCGAAAACGCTGCAGCAAAAGCGGCCGAGGATAAAGCAAAAGCACAAAAGACCGCCGACGATTACGCAAAAGCAAACAATGAGCAGCTAGAAAAAAACATTAAAGCCCTTGAGCTTGAAGCAAAGGCAAAGGGTGAAAACGTCAAGGCGCAAGATCTTTTCAATGTCTATCTGAAATCTTATATCGACTTACTCACAAACACGGAAGGGAAAATCAAAGAGGGTTATCCTGTTGCACAAAAGCGATTAGAGCAGGTAAACAAGGCGAAGGAGGCGGTTGATGCGCAAACGGATGCAGAGAAAAAATTAAAGGCTGCGATTGAAGCAACCCATGCGGTAATGAACACCCTCAAAGACATGAAAATAGCACCGACGCCGCTAGAGGGGTTCGACGAGCAGCTTGCGCAATATAAAAAGTTGCAAGATAAAATAAAGGGCTTAGATGACGCAACAATCGAAAAAGCACAGGAAGGAAACGATACAAAATATACGAAAGAGCAGCTATTAGAGCAGCTGAAAGAAAAAGAGATTGCCCTTGAAAAAGAAAAGATACGGACAATCGCCGGGATAAGAAAAAGTGAGTTTGATGAGTATAAAGCACAGCAAGAGCAGCGGCTAAAATTGAAAGAAGCAATCGATGCGAGCGAGGTTTTAAGCGAAGAGGAAAAGGAAAAAGCGAAAGCAGAGATAGACGAAAAATATGCGCAAGCAAAAATAGAGCGCGCCCGAACCGTTATGGAGCAAGTCAATCAGTACACGCAGCAGGCGCTACAGGTTGCGCAAGATGCCGCAAAGCTGATGCTTGAATCCATTCAGAATGAGCAAAAGTTAGAACTTGCCGCCCTCGACGAAAAGTACGAAAAAGGCGAAATGTCAGAAACCGAGTACACCGCGAAAATGAAAGAGATAAAAAAGAAAGCGGCGCAAGAAGAATACAAGGTTAAGATGTTTCAATGGACGGCTTCTATGCTTGCCGCCGTCGCAAATATTGCCGAGGGGGTAAGTAAAACGATTGCGCTCGGCTTCCCTATCGGTTTAGCCACCGCTCCGATTGTCGCCGCAGCAGGCGCGGTACAAATTGCTTCTATCGTCGCAAGTAAGCCAATACCTCCGAATTTTGCACACGGCGGTATAGTGGGAGGCTCCAGCTATTACGGAGACAACGTCAACGCGAATGTTAATTCAGGCGAGATGATTACAAACTTTCCGCAGCAGAAACGATTATGGGCAATGCTGAACGGAGAGAGGCAATATAAACCCTCTTTCCCTATCACCGTCAACAATACGCAATCAAACCGTGTCAGCGCGTATGCACAAGAGCGTAATGGCGAAGTGTTTATAGAAATCATCGATAAGCATATCAATAAAGGCTTTGCAGACGGCACGTATGATAAAGGCTTTGCCGGTATGCAAGGACGAAACGCGGGGGTAAATATTCAATGATAACCTTTCCCTTTTCCATTACGAAACTATACGGCGTCCAAACCGGATACGTCGATAATGCCATAAAGCAGCAATATGATTCAGGGCGCGTCGTCGCATGGCAAAAAAATACAGTGGTAAAGCGCAAGTATGCCGTATCCTGCTCCGTAACACGCGCGCAGGCTCAAATTTTTGACGAATGGTACACCAAAACCCTTGGCGGTAACGGGCGGCCCTTTAGCGCCCCAAACCTCGAAGGATCGGGAGTGCAAACAGTGTACCGGATGGATAGCCCGCCGACGATTGAGGGGCAAGCGTATAAAACAATATCGATGGAATGGATAGAAGTATGACAAAAGCCGAACTTTTTCAATCGCTATCCTCTGGCGGTGCGTATGCCCTGCCGTATTTAATTACTATTCATCATCCGAACGTCGGGACGGCGCACTATATCAATAATAACGAGGACGTAACCTATCACGGGGTAACGTATGAAGCAAGCGCCTTTAAATATACCCGCCCTAAAACAGTCGGCGGCGTCCTGCAGAACGGAACCCTTGAAATTACCGGCGTTAAGACATGCGCCCTCGATATGGTAGAGGCAAGCGATGAGCTATTCACCGTTGACGTTATCGGTGTTCTTGACGCCGCAGGGGACATAACGCCGGTTAGATACTTCCATCATCAATACGGCACCGTTACCACCGACAACGGTTTGAAGGTTGTTATTTCCTTTACCAATGATGATAGGCTTGAAATGAATTTCCCGCCGTTTATATTTGACGCCGACAATAACCGCGGAAACGCGTAAGAGAATGACTATAGTAGTATGATAGAAGTAAATGATTTAATCGGCGCATCGTATAAAGACCACGGGCGGGATAAATCAGGTTATGACTGTTACGGTCTTTGTATCGAAGTCGCCCGCCGCGCGGGGTATCGTTTAGACGACGTGTACTATGAAGATCACAGCGTACATTTAAGCCATCTTTATGCGCCGACGCTTAACGTGCATAAAATCGACACACCAAAAGAGGGCGCGCTTTTAGAGATGGAAACACACACGGAATCGGGGACAGATTTACATCTCGGCGTTTGTTTAAACGAAACCGAATTTATTCACATGACGCGGCTCGGTTGCCGTGTTAATCGCATCGGAACTTTTAAAGTAAGGGGTATCTATGGCATTGATACACGTTTATAATAGCATCGGGCAAGACGTAACAACGTATGAAGCGAACGGCGTTTTAAAAGATGTGCTTAACAATATCGATTGGGAACACGCGATAATTTTGAAAGCAGGCAAGGCGATTCCATGCGATTATGAAGCGCAGGATGATGACATTATCTTTATCCGGAAACTGCCGAAGGACCCCGTTTCTGCTCTGATTGCAGTTTCTGTCGTGCTTGCCGTTGCCGGTATTGCAGCCGGTGTTGCCGTCGGCGCGGCGCTTTATAATCAGCAACTGGAACTTGAAGAAATGCAAAAAGCGCAGAAAAACGCAAAGGCAAAGAACGCTATAGAACGGCTCCCTTTTGTTAAAGGCGCACAAAACAGAGCCGCAACCGGTCAATATTTTCCGTACACCATCGGCGAATCGTTATTCACTCCCTACCTTTTATGCCCACCGCATTACACTATTGAAGGAGCGCGCGGAGAGGATCAGTATTTAAACCTGGTCCTAGAATGCGGCTTTAATGATATTCTTATTAAAAAGCTTCAAATGAAAAATACGTCCGTTAAAACGTGGGACACCGGAACCCCGCAGAACGGCGTATTCTATTTTGATGCGGGGACATACTACGATAGCCGCAACCGTATCGAAATTAGGCAGACCGGAGATTTTACCATCGATGCCTTTAATAAAAAGATTATCGGCGTAAGCGTAAATAAGCAAATCCCGCACGAACACGCAGGGGAGGATGCGGAAGAGAACGCGCGCATTGAAAAAGAATGGAAAGCGGGCGTCGTTCAGGAATTAGCATCAAACCCGATGGCGGTTGAAGTTATTGTTCTTTTTGACGGCCTCCGTAAGTTTGAAGAGGATGCATGGAAATCGCAAAGCGTAAACCTACAGGTAGAATGGACAAATAACCCCGAAGATGCGGAGCCTGTATGGACACCGTTTGATTCAGGGTTTGTCCAGAACGGCACCACCTCAAATACATTCGAGTATAATACGAAAAAACAGATGCGCTATTGTGCAACGCAAACCTTTACCGCTTCCCAAAGTTATGGCAAAAAAATCAGCGTAAGAGTTAAGCGCGTTACCCCCAAGGCAAAGAGTAACAGTCAAGAAAATGTTATTCTTTTAGCCGTGCAGACCACCTGCTACGATGCGAAAAAGTCAAGCGCAGCAGCATTAGTCGCGGCTCAACTGTTAGAAGCCGACAAGCGCGACAAGTGTACAAGGATCGGTATTCGTGTTGTCGCAAACGAGAACACCGCCGATATGCTCGATAGCTTTTCCGTTATTCAATCCGGACTCGCCCGCGTCTGGGATAAAACCTCAAAGAGCTGGAGCGCTTCAAAAGTGCCGACACGAAACCTCGCTTCTTGGGTGCTTGAAATCCTTACCAGCCCCCACCATAAGCCGAGCCGATACGCTGACGATGAACTTGATTTAGCTTCTTTCGGCGCATGGTATGAATATTGCGAAAAAGAAGGATTTTATGCCGATGGCGTTATCACCCGCGGTGAGAAAAAGAAAAACACAATCGATACCCTCTGCCAAAACGGAAACGCCGCCTTAGTCTATAACGAGTTTACCGGCAAGATTGAAGCGGCAATCGATAACGGCCGTCCTTATTCGGTTGCGCTTCTTAACAGTGAAAACATTATCAGCATACAGACAAGCAAAGACTTTAAACGGAAAACTGACGGTAAAAAAGTTACCTACATAAACCGCGATGCAGGATACGACGCTGATAGTGTCGTTTTTATGCGAAGCGGTAAAGAGTACAACCCCGAAACCGACACCATCAGCATAACCGCGTTAAAGTATATCACCGATTACAAGATGGCGTATAAATACGTCTGGCGGCAGATGGCGGAAGAAGCCGCGCACCCCCGTACTGTCGTCGTAAAGGTTGGCGCCGAGGGCGCATACTACCCGCTTTTTAGCCGCGTTGAAGTACAGCATAGAGCCTTGCCCGTCGGTCTTTCTCATTCGACCGTTAAAGAGGTTAAATGGTGGGGCGGCCTATTAAAAACAATCACCCTTGACGGATATGTCGATTTTCCGGAAGGGAAACGATGCGGCGTTCTTATTCACTGCATCGATAATAAAGGGCATGGTATTTGTGCCGTTGAGGTTGCAGGCGTCGGAAAAACTGACACACTCAAGGTAGTTTCAAAAGTGCGGCAATCAGCCGATAGTATTCCGCATTCAGGCGATGTGTTAAGTTTCGGTATCCTCGATACAGACGGCGGCTTTCAGGCGGTTACCCGCACTATGAAAATCGTAAACATAGAACCGGCAGACCACGGCTATAGCTTAACCTTAAAAGACTACAACGGCGCTCTTTACGAATACGGGAAACTGCCTGAGTATAAAAGCAATATTACCGATATCCCCGATGGGAACCCGAAGCCGCATACTTCCGATAAAGGATATGTAACCCGCGACGAATTGAAAAAGGTAAACGAGCAGG